TGATCGCGAGTGCGTAAAAGTACGATTGGACAATCATCTCTCCCGAATTGTCAGTCGTTTTTCGCGCTGTGTAATCAGATACGAACCACGGCTGAAGATCCTCTTTCATGACGGTCAGACAATTCGTGACGTCCCCACCGCCTCCAACAGGCATCAGATATTCGTAACGGTACGGCTGCCATGTGACCGGATCGCGGATCTGACACGCGCTGAAATACTGGAGCTGCTTCGCCGATTCGAAATACGCTCCGCCCGGTAATGTCACGTAAAACAGCATTTGCTGGGAAAACGTGAGAATCGATCTGTCGGGATCGATTTCGTTGATCGAGAGCGACACCGAAATCGGAGAATCTGGGTTTTCCTTGTAGACCTGCCCTTGGTAATCAACTCGCGTCGGAAATGGCGTGTTTCCGTTCAACTTATCCCAAAAAGACCCGTACGCGAAAGCTGGTCTTCCATGCTCGGCTCCAAATGTATCCTTGTAAATTTGAGCCAACTGGTCCGACAACAAAATCTGCTTGCGATTGATCTGTGTCGCCCCGGCGGTGACGGATACCTGAGTATTGCCCGCTTGAGGCGCTTGTACGGTCCAAGGAAAGATCTGATTTCGCTGCATTCTCCACGTTTGGAAAATGTACTGCGTGGCCAGTTCATGGGGGCTGATTCTTGTTCCGTCACCCTGCAGAGCCCGGACTGCCGATATATTCGGCGGCGCGAACGACGGGTCATAGCCAAATCCAAATGCAGCAGTTGGATTGCCTTTCACTGGAGTGTACGTGAGTTCCGCCAGGCGCCCCCACGACATATCGATATCTTTTCCGATCGGTTCCAGCGAGACCGGAAACTGAAACTGAATTGGAGCGGTGACGATCTTGATGAAGTCGGGAATCAGCTTTCGTTCAAGGTTCCCTCCAGTCTCGGTCAGTGGCCAGTTCGGCAACGGGCCTCCGACTCCCGACACGACGACCTTCCATATTCCGGTCGATCTCTGACAGACGATACGGCATCCGAGAAGCTGGCAAATTTCGTCCAACGCTTCAGCCGCGTTCCTTCGATCCCAATTGACTTCTGGACGAGGGAGATTCGGCAACGCGGACACATCGAATTGAATCACATTGAGTTGATTGAAGCACAGCGTTGCCAACTGCTGCGGCGTCTGCTGATGTGCGGGATCGACGAAGTTGTTCGGCAATCGGATGTTGTAATAACCGGTGATCGACCGGAATTTCCACTTCCACCGCTCGTCTTGGATGATCGCCGTTTTAACCGTCCCACCGGTTCCAGCGCAGAACTTCGATGAGACCAGATGGCAACCACCGATGTTCAGAAAGAAATTGTTGTAATAGAGCTGCACAGATCCAAACGGCAACGGCTCGCCAGATGTCGCGTTGTATCTGATCTGAATCGTGGATGGCTGAATACCGGATTGATCCGTCCAGTTGATGGATTCGATCGCGTTCAGTCCGGGGTATGTCGCATAGCCTGGTCCTGGCATGTCATGTCACAATCAGAGTATTGATGCCGCCGAAGTCGAAACTGAATGACTGAATCCCAGTGCAAACCGTCGACAACGTTCCAAGAGTTTTAGCGCTGTCAATGATCTTTGCGGTCGACGAAAAAACGTGAGTTCTCGGATCGGCATTAAACGTCAGTGTCGCCGTTCCATAAAGGTTGATCGTCCCAATCGTGCCGCTCGTGGCGACTGTCACGGTCCCCGCGTAAGCGTTCAAAGTCGTGACCGTGATCGCGTCTTTCAGCGTCAATGTTCCCCCGCTGAAGTCGGACGTGATCGTCGTCACATTGGCGTGGATCTCGTGGGAGCCCCCGTTCTTGACGACGGTAGCCAGCGTCGCACCAACGCCAACATAAAGAACCACGTCGGAATTCGGATTCGTCGCGTAACCCGTTGAAATTGTTGCGAATTGTGCCGTTTGGTTTTCGTAGAACGCCACCCCAATATCGCCTTGCACGGCCGTCAGAACGCTCGATGAATTACCGCCAGTGATGAGCACAATCGGAACGCTCGATAAAAGCCGCTGCGTCGACGTCGCAACGATCTGCACTGTTGCTAAGTGAGCGCCAAAGGCGATGTTGCACCGCTGGACGGAGGTTGAATTGATCGTCACAGTTCCGCCCGCCAGCGTGAGTGACTGCGTTCGATACTCGGAATACGTTCCCGTTGTCGATGTATTCGTCTGATTCAATGCGGGTAGCCCAATCAGTCCGCTGTAGCCTTGATTGACGACGATTGTCACGCCAGTCAGGCTCGTGCTCAGTCCGTAAAGGCACGGAATGCTGCCGTTGTCGAAGTAGCAGACCGAGCTGTTGGCGGGCGCGGTTCCCAAATCCCAGTTTGCGGCAGTCGTGAAGAAATTCGGACCGTTGGCGGGAGTCGTATTCGTGATTGAGAACGTTGCCGCGCCGGATGTCGTGACGCTGATGGTGCTCGGGACGCCAGGCGTATTCTGAGTCGCGGTGATCGCCGTGTAAGATCCAGCCGTGCCGACGAGTGCCCATGTCAGTTCCTGAAACTCTGCAGGGGGAGCGGGATTGAATGCCGCCAACAGTCCCTGAAGTGATTGCAAGATGAAGCTTGCGGTATCGCTTCCGCCAGCCGTGTAGGACACGGATTTTCCGTTAATCGTCACGTTGTAAGTCTGCGAAACGATCGTTCCACTGGGCGCGGAGATCGTCCACAAATCCGTCACGTAGGCTGCGTTCCCGATCCATCTCAGATTTGACACGATTCACTCTCATCTAAAATTGGGCTGACCACTCGTGAACGGAAACACGGAAACGTAAGAAAACGACCACCGGCATCCATACGAAATCGGAGCGCCTCGGATCGCAATCGTCGGCAACTGCTCGTACTGCCGTGAATCCGGCGTGCCGCGGAACAATCCTGGATATGTCGGTGCCGGTGCCTGCGGATTCGGCCAAGCCTGACGCATTTGGCCTGCCTGCGTGGCATAGAACAGAGACCCACCTGAGACGTTTTGAATGATCGGCGATGCGTTCAATGGGTATCGCTCAGTCTGAAGCGGCAGCCCCTGATTGTCGTGGAATGAAAGCGATTCCGAGAATTCAAGAACATCATTCGGACTCGCCCAAAGGATTTCCCAACTCAGTCCGACCGAGTATCGGAGGTACGTGACGCCATCGGCCCCTTTGATCTCCTCGTGACTCACGGGATTCGTGACGATCACGCCGCCGATTGTCTGACTCGAGTCAACGATGAAATTCGTCTCATTGCCATTGTTGTCGAGCAAGACGGCGGACTGGTTGTCATACGTGTAGGCCAGTTGCAGAAGTTCGAGTTGCGTGTAAATCGATGGCAACGTCGGGCTTGTCGGTGATGGTCCCAACAACTTTCCACCGATGTTCCAACTGACCCGAACGGTATGACGACGCCCGGTTGGACTTCGAACCCATTCCCGATTGATGGATTTGAAGTACACGGAATTCGGCGCGTGGTAGTAATTGCCGTAGACGAATTGCATCAGCCACCTGGTCCAAACGTCATTTTGTTTTTCTGTGCCGCCTCTTCCATCTCGATCTTCAGCTCCGCCCCGCGTTTGTCGATCGCGGCGATGATCTCTTTCAGCGGAAAGTTGCGCTTGAACGCCTCACCGATCTCGTCTGCTGCTTTGTCGGCATCGAAAGCATCTTGACCCGCTTGATCCCGCTGCGGCTTGACCTTCCTTGCCTGCTGCTCCTTGTTTTCTTCCTCCAGCGAGTCAAGGTCCGACTCTATCTCATATCCCTCAGCTTTGGCTCGTCTCTCCTTCTGTTGACGTTTTGTCTTTTCTTCGAGTCCTCCGAACGACGGCGCATCCAATTCGTGCTGAGAATATTCCTCGATTCCTTCATCTTCAGGGCGGTTGTTCTTCTTGTTCTCAGCTCTCTGGGCCTCAATGCGCTTATGCTTGGCTTGGATGTTTAACGCAAGCATCCTATCCCCGGCACTCGCTCCGCCGAACGATATCCGCGCCGACTGCACCCGTTGCCGTTCTGCGTGTACAGCCTGATACGCCGCCTGCTGTTCGGCTTTGGTTGTGTAGAGATTCTTCGTCGACAGTTCGGCGATCTTCGCCTTTTCTGCCTGCTGCTGCTTCAGGGATTCCGTGATCGCTTCATTGGCCTGCTTCTCGGCTTCCCATCCCTGTTTCTTCGCTTCGCCCAGAGCAATCTCCGCTTCTCGTTTATTTTGGGCTTGACCTTGCCATAGACCGGTTTTCTGGTCGATTCCAGTATTAAACCCGTATAATTCAAGTTCTCCGGTCCCTGCACGGTAGAGGTTCCTGCCAATCGATCCCAGGGACGATTCGTCTTGAGAATGCTTGACGCGATTTTCTGCCGCAGCAACCGCCTTCTTTCGAGATTCAACAACGCCCGGAAGATCGTTGACCAGACCTCGATGCGCCCGCTCTTGGTTCCTTAATTTGTTTCGATGGAACGCCAACTGCGATTCTGTTTCGCGGCGTTCGTCCTCAAATCCTCCCTGTCGTTCGGTTCGCTCCCGGAATCGAGCCTTCATTTCAGGCGATGCCGCCGACGCCTCGAACTCTCGGATTCGAGCTTCGCGCTTTTGCGATGCGTCGAACGCCTTCAGGTTGTTGGCCAGATTTCCGGTATATGGCCGAATGTTCGCCAGCGTGTTCTGATTCTCGAACTGACGCAGCACTCCCTGCGATACCGCGTGATGCTCAACCAGTGCTTTTGCAGACGTTGCACGCAAACCGATCTGGATTCGCTCGACGGCCTCCGACATTGCTTTGGCCGCCAGAACGACGCCAGCCGCCAATGCCGCAATGCCAATCGTCAGAGGATTCATCGCCAATCCAGCGGCAGCAGCGCTCGATGCAAGATTGCTGAGTCCCTCCGCCGCGACGACAGCATGCATCATTTTCTCATTGCCACTGGCCGATGCCGCGAATTGGGCAGCGCCCTTCGCCAGTTGAATCCTTGCTCCTGTCTGCGTCTTGTGCTGTGCCTCTTCTTTCTCTTGCGCGGCCTTCCGCTCCCGCATGATCTTCGAATAGCTGCGAAGTCCTTCCTGCGCCATTCGATCGCGGTCGCGTTCCTGTGCCTTATCAGCGGCAGCCCGTTCGGCATCAGCCGCTTTAGCCGCCGCCGCACGCTCCCGCTGAATCTTTCCTGCGGACTTCGTCATCGCCCGCTCTTCAGGAGACAATCCAAACGGATCGGATGCTGATCTCCTGCCGCCACTGCGACGATTGAGCGACGTGTTGCCGCCAGCGATGCCATACATCCAATCTGGAACGTCGTGAGACGAACCGCCAGACTGGTCGATGTCAATTCCGAAGATGTCGCTGAGATTGCCTTTGAGCGGTGAAGTCCCGGCACGTTGCGGGGATGCTTGCTGAGACTGTGCTGCCTTCAGATCCTGGCCGATTTGCTTCAACTGCTGAATCGCCGATGTGTCGAAGATCGGCAGCTTGATCTTTGCCGCTTCCGCCTGGACCTGCTTGATGGCATCCATAATCGACGACGTGTCCGGCGCGGCGAGCTTCATTTCGCCGTTGACGACGCTCACTTTAATCAAAACGTCACGGATCGTCGTATCAGACACTATTTGCCCCGCAGTGAAATCAGCAGTTCAATCATCTCGTCTCGTGATTCAGTTTCCTTTCCCTTCGCGACCCGTTCCTCGACATCTCGAATGATTGCCGCGTTTCTTCGAACTACCGAATCGTCTGGCCATTGTCTTACCGCACGGCATTCAAGGTAGTGTTGATAGCACATTTCGTTTTCGGGCGTGAGCGTTCGCGGTTCTTCCGGTGTCCCCTTTGGACATCCTCTCCTCGGGTCTCGGCATGGCGCAAGGAATGACTTCCCCATGTTCAGGATCCGCAATTCCGGTTTTCCAGCGTGATCCAGTTCAATATTGAAGTCCTTGTCGGTCTGATATTTCTGGCAGATTGCACAATCGAGATCGTGGACTTTTCGGTGCCTGAGCTTCAGCCAGACACCGTCTCCGAGTTTTTTATTTCAGCCGACTCGAGCTTCGGTTCTTCCTTCGCCTCCGGCTTCTTGTCGCTGACTCGAACTCCGCGAATGATCTCGTACAGCGCGGAAAACAGGTATGGATTGATCCTTCCGCACGCATCAACCGATACTGCCACTGGATGCACGCCATTCTTCAGGTTCCACGAAATGACGCGTGCTTTCACGAATTCGCAGACGACAAGTTCGGCCTTTACCGCCGCCTCGGGATCGAATTTCGCTCGCTCGAACGCGATCGCGACCTCCGCGTCGACCCGCGCATTGTCCAGCCTCGTCGCTGGCCGGTACGTGAACTCCATCCCCTCGTGCAACCGCTCGCCGCTGTCCTCAATGACCGACGGCAAAATGAATGCGCTTCGATTGAACCCGTCACTTATAAATGATGGCATATGTCACTTCTCCTTCTTTTTTCTGGACCATGTTTTCAATACTGGCGTGAGAACCGCAGAGTCTACAGACCATCCATATTTCATCCGCTGAGTTATAGTCATATGAGATATTCCAGTCTCTTCTGACCACGCCGCTATTGTTTGTGATCTTCCATTTACCTCAAGAATTACATTTGATCTTCTGTTTCTAGCCTGCTGCTTTGCAGTTGCCCACCTGCAATTTCCAGGGAAATATCCGAGAGAATTATCAATTCTGTCTATGGTGAAATCGCCATCTGGCCTCGGTGGCATATCCGCTATGAAATTCTCGAACACCATCCATCTGTCGCACACGCTGATTCCGCGACCGCCGTATAGCGGATACTTACGGCACTTCTCGTTCGTGCATCGTTGGATCATTGCTGCCCACGTGAGATATTGTTTCGTCCCTGTCATCCCGTGAGTCGTCGCGCTGTGAACCCTTTTTGACGTGTCCTGTTTGTCGACGGGGTGTCCTTTTCTGATAATGCACCCGCAACTTCTCGTGTGCCCAGTCCGTAGCTTATTTGTTGTCACTAACACCGTTCGACCGCAGTCGCACGCACACTCCCAATTCGACATTTTGATCGAGCCGACATTCTTTTGTCCGACGTATTTGACGACCTTCAGCAACAGAAATCTCTGCCCTGTCAGATTCACGAACCGGACGTGAGTCGGTAGACTGATGTCAGACATGACGCTTCCTTCCTTTCAAGGGACGTTGTGGTGTGGCTCGGAAGTAATGATTCCGGGTCACACGTATTTTCTGATCTCTAAACCGAATACGCAACCTCTCCGGTGACTCCAATGCCGAAACGAGTCGAAGTCAACCTAGACCCCGTCAACCCGCTCTATTTTCAAATCATGAAAGATGTCGGGAACTCGCCCGACACAACCCTGCTCGAAAAGCAACTTGCCGGAGCCCTTTGGGAAATCGGCCTCAAATTTAATGAGTTGCTGTTGAGACTTGAGCACGGTCTGGTTTCGGTTTCTGACGCGCCTCCAGAGCCGTGCCAGTATTCGCGTCGTTCTCGTGACGATCGCTGATTTACGCTGGCAACGCGACAACGATTTCTTTCGTCGTCGAGACGCCGTAAGCCTGGTATTCGGATTGCAATCGGAGGTGATTTCTTCCTGGAATCACAACCGAATTTGCCGATGCGAGCAAGTTTCCGAACGTGAAACTGAACGTGTTTTCCCCGTTCGTCATGGAGATCGACGCCGTTCGTGGAGTGCCAGCAACTTGATCGGTTTCCAGTGTCGTTTCGCCAGACGTGTATTTGGTTTCGACGGACACCATCACCACTCGGTCTGTCGGGTAAAGATCCGTCGCCGTTTGGCCCATCATATAAGTCGGGACGATCTTGTTGTCGATCGAGACGTCGAACTTGTCGATTGCATAGGCGATCGAATTGATCGTGATGCCGCTCCCATCATCGTAAAACATATACGGACGGGTCGCGATGTCGATCGCTGGAATGCTCGCACTTGCAAATGTTCCGGCCGCTCCGATGGTCCACGCCGACCCAACGAGGTCAAGCTTCATTGTGATCCGTTCGCCAGGTTCTCCGCTGAATGTTGCTTTCGTGACAGCACACGTTGCTGTGTAAACCTTGGCTACTGTGTCGATCAGCAAATAAAGCGTAGGGAGGGTATCAGCAACGACGTAGCTGCCGGAACTTGTTGCCGTTCCCAAGATGAATGGCATGAAGTTCTCAAGGCTCAACACGTTCGGCTGAATGGTCAGAGACCCTGAAACCTTGATGAGACCAAGCGCCAACCGCTCGACAGCTCGTGTACGAGTTCCTCGCAGGCTTTCATCAGAAACGACTTCGATCGATCGTCTGAGATCGTGCGACAGAATCGGGAACCGGAATGACGACGCACTGAATGTCGTTGTCGCTGCGAGGTTAGCGTACGGTTGCATGGCAATCGCACTTATAAATCCCATACTTTCTGTCACGAGACATTCCTTTATTCAGTCCAAGCGGACGCGGTTTCACGTCGTTTCGGAGTGTTGATCTGGCGCGGCTTTCTCAACCTGCTCCAACTTGGCCTTTGCCGATGCGGCATCTTCAGCGAACCATGAGTGAGCACACGCAATTGCTTCCCGAACGGTCTTGAAAGGCCCGCGAACAACTTTATCCTTGTTCGTCACGGTCGACAAAAACCCGTCGTGCAGAAGTGGTCCCGTCGCGTTGCCGTGTTCGTCCTTGTCCCGGTCTGGACCAAGATCCGCAGGTTTCGAGTCGATGAAATATCCGTGGACGTCCATGATTCAGTTCCCCGAGTTCAGTTGTTCCACGATAAAGTCGCCGATCTCTTCTGCCAGGACTTGCGGGAGTGCCGGATTCATTCCGACATGTGGCCTCGCTGGAATCCGATCTGTGCCGCCTTGGTTGAAAATACTGTATGGAATCTCAGTCCCAAACAACAGACCTCGATGACTGGTTTCATGGATGTTGCCTGGGTTTCCGACTCCGATCAGCGATTCCTCCAATGCTCCGCTTTCGAATAACGGAATGCCATGTCCTTTTCTCGCAATCGTGCTCGAGGCATTTGGAACCCATCGCTCGCCTGTCGTCGGATTCGCTCCAGCGTTAAATGCTTCACGTTCCCCATCGGCGATAACCTCAAGAAGTCCGATCATTGCGGGCTCGTAGTCCATCTGACGGACCCGCTCCACGACGTCGTGAAATACTGAATTCGCAGCGTCCAGATCCACTACGATCGTCACGATCTTGGCTCCTGGAATTTTGCAGTCACGATGATCCCAGACACGAACAGCTTCCTGTCAAAGTATGCTTTCGGTTCCAGCACATTTCCCGTCTTCATCATAAACGCGAACGCCTGCGTGTTCACCGGA